CACCAGCAAAACCTTGAGTGTGTCGCTGCTGAAGTTGTGTCGTGCCTGCGCCAGATTGCGCGTGAGGTTGGTGAAGTTAACTGAAGCCATTGGTTACTCCTTAGTTGGCCTTGGCCCGGATTGATTTGATGGTTCCATCAGCGTTGCGCTCAAACGTGAACGTCCAGTCAAGGACACGCTGCTGGGGTTGAACTACTACCTGCGCTGGCGGCACATTGACCACCGGGGCGGACGGCTGCTGCACATGCAGCTTGCTCATCATGTCGGCCAGAGCGGCGGTCAGCTTTTCGTGCCCGTTGTCTTCTGGTGGCGTGGGAGCCGCCCGTTTGGGCAAGCGGTAAACCCCTGTGCGCCCTGCGGCGTTGAACACTTCTCCGTTAGCGCGATGAACCGCCGCCCCCGACTCAAGGGCGTAGTCCTCCAGCATCGACGGGTCAAGATTCAGATCGGCCATGTTAGTGCGTTAGTTTACCCCAGACACTGCACGAGCGCCTCAAGTTTTTGTATCTTGGACTCGATGCGGCGTACCTCCAGCTCGGCGTCCTTGATCTTGATGGTCGAGCCATCCGAGTTCTTCAGCTCCACCTCGATGGGCACCGGGATCGGGGAAATCTCCTGCGTGGCGGCGATGGACAGCTTGCCGTCCACATATGCCTGACGCCACTTCTCCTGCTGCTCTGGCTTCAGATCAGCCCACTTACCCTGCTTGGCGGTATCTGCGTAAGTACCCCACTGGTTGCCAGCCAGAACGAGCTGACCCTTGCGCTCACTTGCATCCACCCGCGCTTTACGCTCCTCAGGCGTCTCGACCTTCTTGGCCCTAGTGGTCGCGGGTTTGGCGGGCTTGGCTGGCACGCCTGCTACGCTGCCTGTTATCCGCCCGGTCTCTTGGTCGTTGAAGCCGCCCATTCGGTTGGAGATTGAGCGCAACTCGCCTTCCAGCAAACCCAGCTTGGAGAGCTTGGTGATCAGTTCTTCGCGGCTAAGCTCATCGTTCATGAAGTCAACGATGGCCCGCTGGCCCGCTACGATCTTTTGCGGAAACCCGAGGTCCGCCGGATACTCGTACCGCTGCTTTACTTCGACGTCAGTGGCTTCGGAGCCTTTGTTGACGGCAGGGGTTGGTTTGCCGACCGGCTTTCCATTTCCTTGTTCGACTGTGCTTCCGCCTTCTGGTTTCGGCTGTGTCGCTGCGCTATCTCCTGCTGGACTTGCTTCAACGACGTTTGTTGCAGGCTGTCCTGATACGCGTTTAGTGCCGCCAGCATCCGCTTCACTGGCTGTGGATCGCTCGCTCTTGCCTTGAAGGTACCCATCATCAATTCCTATTCCGGCCTGCTCAGCCGCACGTTGTTGTTCCTCGAACGGGGCAACATCCACGATACCACGGTCGGCCAAGTTTTTGTAAGCGGCGTACCACAGCAGCTTGCCCAGATCGTTGAGTTGAGAGAACTCAGCAGTGCCCGAGGAGCGCATGTCGTCCCAGTCGGCAGCAGCTTGGCTCATCACGTCGGGGTCAACGTGGTGCTTGAGCATCAGACGACGCTGGTCGGGTGTCGCAGCTTGGATGGCCGCAGCCACCTCGTCCATCTGGTTGAACCGCTTTTCGTCAACCGCGTCCTCAACAGAGTTGGCCTGAGTGGCTTGCACCATCTGCCCGGTGCCGTCCTCGTTGAACTCCATCGCGGTGACGCCGTCGTCCTTGGCCGCGAGGTTGCCCTGCTTGGTCATCTGCTTGACCGCAGTCATACCGAAGCCACCCATCTCGTTGAGGGCCTTGGTCACGGTCGAGCGGCTCTTCATACCTAGAGCGTCGGCGATCTGCTGGGCGTTCATGGGCTGGCGGGTAGAGTGACCTTCCTCGTCCAGACCGCGAGCCATGCGCAGGATGTCCCAATACTGCTTCTTCAGCGCCTTGATGCTTCCGTCTTGCCCGTGAACCAGAATGAGCTGGTCGCTGTGGCGTCCGGTCTTGGCTTCTTGCAGGGCGGTCGTGACCTTTGGGTCCGCGCCTTCCAGATTGTTGACGGGAACCAGCCCGCCCTCGGGGTTCAGGATAGAGACCAGCGCCTTGCGGTCGCGGCCTTGGGTGTCCTTGCCGAACACCACCGGGGCGTGGGCTTGTGTTGCTACTGCACCTTGCCCTGCGTTGCTGGGAACGACTGCGCTGGATACCCCGCTTTGTGCATCAGTTCCAGTTGATACAGGTACGCCACTTGCTGCGGCGGTATTTGGAGCTGCTGCGCTAGTCTGCGCTGCTCCCGTGTCAGTCGGGGCGTCTTTACCGAGGAGGACATCGGCGGCTTGTTGGAGGTCTTGTACATGCGGAACGGCAGGTGGCGCAACCGGAGCAGCGGGTGCTGTGGTGGCGGCTTGAGCGGCAGCGGCGTTGTCGGCCACGGCCTGAGTAGTGACTTGCTTGTCTTCGGCCTTTTGCTTTGCGGCTTTCTCGGCATCTCGCTTGGCTTTCTCGGCGTCACGCTTTGCTTGGGCCTGCGCCTTGTCGAACGCACGCTGGGCTTCTTGCATGTCGGAGCGCACAGCAGCAACGCCGGACTTGTCGCCCTCTTGGAGCGCCACGCGGATGCGGGCCGTAGCCTCGTCGTAGTTGTCCTGAGTCAGCACACCATTCGCTACGCCGGAGCGCAGGTCTTCGTGCAGCTTGACCAGTTCGGCTGTGACCAGCCGCTTGCCCTTGCCGTCCACCGGGCTTACCTTGCCGTCCTTGCCGGGAGACAGGAATACGCCTTCAGCGTCGGACTGCTTTTGCTTCCATGCCTGCTCGTTGGCGGCACGCTTCTCTGACTCGGCCTGTGCGGCGGCTGCGGCAGCTTGTTCCTCGGGTGTCGGAGGGGGAGCTTGCGGAACCGGAGCCGGTGGCGGAATGGTGATAGGCGAGGCGGGCGGAGCCCCAGCGGGTGTGAGGTTCTGCCCGGTCAAGACGTTTGTAGACGCCCCACCCTCTACGAGCGCAGCGGGGGTGTTGGAGCGACGACCGTGTATGCCGCCGAACGAACCGAGCAGACCCTCGACCATACCCCCGGCCACGCCAGCGTTAAGGCGTCGAGACGCGGCTTCTTCTGGCGACACACTGCCGTTGTACCCCATCTCCATTTCGTTCTGGAGCAGTTCACTGGTAGCCCCGGTCGCCGCCTGAGACGCCCCGGACTTGCCCATGCGGGTGAGGAGGTTCCCGCTGAAACCGGTGCCGCGCTTGATACGCCCTAGCAGCATAGCCTCGGGCAGGGTTTCAGTGAGTCCGTATGGAACGCCACCTAGTAGTGCCGCGCCGCCCCCGTCAGGGTTTCCACCGTCTACCGACTCTTGGTACAGGGAGCCTACGCCTTGGGCGTAATTCATCGCCGCGCCGCCCATGATGTCGGACGCCATGCCGCGCCCCGCTTGGACGGCAGCTTTCTTGGCAGCGTAGCCTTCTGCGGCACCCATTGCACCGCCACCCAGCCACTTGGGGGCGAACGCCAGCCCACGAGACAAGGCTGTCGGTATAGCCACTTCGGGCATCACTGCACTGGCGGCTACGGTCCCTGCGATATTGGGAACCTGCTTACCGACTTGATACATCAGCCACGCAGGCATGGAGCCGACGGACTGATCCTCGACACGCTCAAGGTCCGGGCGACCGTTGATCCGAGACTCGTACTGGTTCTCGTCAGCGCGTTGGTTCAGCCAGTCACGCGCACCTGTGGCCCCAACGGCATCCGACGCAGCAGCACCGGCTGAGTACATCAGCCCTTGGAAGTCGTCAACCCCGGACGACAAGCCCGCCGCGAGGGCGTTGCGCTTCTGCGGCTCCGGCAGGCGAACCTCATGGACGTCGCGCCACGAGTCGCTGCTCGTTACATCTTTCCAGTTTCCTGCCATGTTAAGCCTTATTGGATGTAGCCAGCTTGCTTACCTTGGGCGATTTCTGCGGGCGTGAGCGGGGGCATCTTGTTGCGAGCCCGCATACCGTTTACTTCTTCCAGAGTTCGGGGGCCTGTGGGCTCTGCGCCGTCATACCCGATGATCACTCCGCCCCGACCACGAATCGGCGTGCCTTGCAGTTTTGGGCCAGCCATTGCTGCGGGCTTCGCGGTGCTCGGCTCGGCGGGCTTCTTCTGGGGCTTGGACATGCCAGCTTCTTTGACGCTGAGCATGCGTTCCCCGCTCGGGCCAACGTAGACATAACGCAGTTCACCTGCGTCGTTCTCCTGCAAGACCATCTGCACGCCTGCTTTCGCGGCTTCCTGTTTGAGCGTCTTGTACTCGCCGATCTCCATGCCAAGCGGCATCTTCTCGCCGTTGTAGCCGTTGTACAGCGGCTGGCCGTTTTCCTTATCGACGTAGGTGTACGTGCCGTCGTCGTTCTTTTGCTGGATAACTGCACGCTTGAGTACAGACCCACCGGAGCCGCGACTGCTTCCATCGTTGAGGCTCAGCGGCTGGCCGTCCTTCACGTTGAGCACGTTGAACCGCGTGATGAGGGCGCGGCGTTTTTCCGCGTACTTCGGATCAGACGGGTCGAGGTTGCTCAACTCCTCTTGGATACCAGCAGCTTCCGTGCGGCGGGCCTTCTGATCGTCGATGACCCCGATCTGCGCGTTCTTGTAGTCGGCGTTGGTCTTGGCGTTAGTTGCCGCAGCGTTGGCCGTGATGCGCCCGTTCTCATCCGTAACGCTCTGGTGCTTGGTGTTGTTGCCGGTGTCCACAGTGCCTTTGAGAGACGCGTTGAACTTGCTGACCAGCTCGCCCATGTCCTTGCTTACCCCGGACAGCATAGTGAGTCCATCTTGAGCAAAGCCGCCATCCATCAGCGCGTGCGCCGTGGCGATCTGGCGGAGCTGGGCGGGGCTTACCTGAATGAACTCAGACTTGCCGTTCTTCACCAGCTTCAGTTCCCGGTAGCCTGTCGGCTTGCCCTTGGCGTCCAGTACGTCACCAGCGTCGTAGATAGGCAGTCCGGACATGCTCGAAGCGTTGAGGCCGGGCAGCATCTCACGAATCTGGTCGTCGGTCATCTTGCCGACCTTGCCGTACACATCTTCCTTGTCCAGCTCGCGGGACTTCGCATCCAACGCGGCAAATACGTCCGGCCCGGCCCGCTTGGCTGCTGCCAGTGTGTAGAGGGCTTGCAGGTTGTCGCGGGGGTTAGCCGCACGCGTCTGCACCGTGGGGCCTGTCATTGCACCTTGGCCCGTAGCCTGCCCTGCGTCGTTGTACTGCGTCGGGGCCTGCCCACTCACGTTGTACTTGGGGGCCATGCCCGGCATGGCAGACTTGCCGAGCATCGCAGCTTCCTCGTTTCCGAGACGAGCTGTTGCATCCACCAACCCTTTACCGCCGCTCGTGTTCAACACCTGCACGGACTTGTCGCTCATGCCGGACGTGTTCCCGGCCACCACGCCGTTGGTACGCAGACCAGTCAAGCCACGAAAGGCCTCGTCCTCGTTGGCCCGGTCGCGCATGCGGTTTGAAAAATCCATTGCCTGCCGGTCAGCTTCCGCCTGCGCACGTTTCTCTGCTGCGTCGCGGCGGTCGTCTTCCAGCAACTTGAAGTAGACGTCTTGGCCCCTGTCGAAGCCCTGAACAAAGCTATTGCCGAATCCCATATCAGCTCCTTACAGCTTGGAGTAGTCCACGCCGTCAAACCCGTTCCATGCGCCAGCGATGTACGCATCGGGGCGGAACACCGCAACCTCATCAGCCATGACGCCGACGATTGTTGGCCCGCCGTCGATGAAGTTGTACGAATAAACATTGAGCCCGTCTGGGCGGGTGCCCAGCAGCTTCACGTTGGTCTTCAGTCGGCGGTCGGACAGGAACGCTGCCATCGACGCCATACCGCCTTGCGTTGCAGCGGCTTTTCCGAGCCCAGCAGCCAGCGCACCGGCACCTTGACCCAAGATAGCCCCAAACGGATCGGCCTCGGACTGAGAGAGCTTGTCCATGCCGAGCTTGTACTGGGACTGGGCACCATACATGCCAGTTGCGTTGGAGCCCATAGCCCCACCGAGACCGCCAGCGGTGTTCCAGCCAGAGTTCATGCCCGAGAGGCCGGAGTTGGTCAGGCCAAGGCCTGCGGCTCCGAAGCCAGCGCCAGCGCCAGTGGCTTGCATGCCCATCGTCGGGTAGCCGTTCAGTGCGCCAGCGGCGCGGTCGGTCAGTGCGTAGCCCTCTTGGCGAGCAGCTTCACGAACCTTGTTTCCTGCGTTGGCAGCGGCCACGGCCTGCATCAGGCTGTTGTCATTCATCGACGCGAGCGCCGCGCCGGAGTTCATGTTGATACCGCGAGAGGCCAGATTGCGGGCCGTCATGCCTTGGGCGTTGGCGAACGAGGCGTTCACACCCTGCATTGCTTCTTCGCCAAGCTGGTTGGCGCGGTCGCCCTCGTTGAAGCTCTTGGCGTCGGAGATCATCCGGTCTTGCATGCCGGTGAGTTCGCCACGACGGCCCAGTGCCCACTCGCGGTCAGCTTGAGATTGATCCCACGCTGTCTTCGACGAGTCCAATCCAAACTGGAGCTGCTGCCGTTGCAGTGGTGCCATGTCGCGGGAGTTGGACATGATCTCTTTGATCGCGTCGTTCTGGACGCCCATCGAGTCGATCTGTGCTTGAACCAGACGCGGGTCTGGCGGAGGAGCCGAATTGCCGCCCTTGCCACCGCCGGGGTACAGGCGAATGCCTGACTGGTAACCGCTGTGTTTGTTAGGGATTAACATACTTGCACTCCGAGCGTCGCATGACGTACAAAATCACATCGCCGCCGTCGCTGGCTGCGCCTTGAAGGGTGGCCTCCTGCCGGAAGCCGAGATGCTCATCAAACTTCCGAGCGTCCATATTCCATGCCTCCACGTACCCGCTTACGCGTGAGCACCCAAGCTGCACGAACGGGTACAAAAACGCGGCCCGCAGATACTCTTTGGTCATCCAGCGCTTGCCCGGAACGGCGGCAACGTGCATCCACACGTTGTGCTTGTTGTAGCCCTCGTAGATCACGCCGGCTATCAACTCCCCGTCTCGCTCCAAGCCGAGCGCCTGCATTCCGGCTACCATGTTGACTGAGGTGTACTGGCTTACAAACGCGTAAACCCGTGCTGGATTGTCCCAAACAATACGTGTAGCCATCGCGGGGATTGTAAGCTAACACGTTAGACATGGCTAGGTCGTTCCCTGCAAGCGGGCGATGATTTCGTTGACCTTGGAGATGATCTGCGCGGTTGTGGCGGCGCTGTCCAGTGGCTTGATGACTGGCTGGGCCTGCGCGGTGATGTAGCTGGTGACGTCCTGAAGCGCCCGCAGTAGCTGGGCGTCGTTGTTCCCGTTGTACGGGGGGACTGTCTGGAACTTGCGGGATGCCATCAGCTTGCCTTCAGTTCTTGGATGGAGTTCGCCAGCTCAATGCCCATGACTTCCCGCTGGCCGACGATCATCAGCTCCCAGCCAAGCGACTTGAAGCCTCCGGGCAGAGTGTGCACCGTGTTCAGGTCCAGCTCTTTGGAGAACCGCAGCTCCGACCCGGCGTAGACGTACAACGTCACCGTGGACAGCACCGAGGGTGTCAGCGCCTGCAAGGTGGAGTCGTTCAGGGCGATCTCGTTGAGCGCCCCGTGGTCGTTCAGGCCGGAGTACAGCGCCCCAGTCGCAAAGGTGGCGGCGTTGGTGGCGGTGATGGCTGCGTTGGACGCAGCAACCGCAGCGGCGTACTGGACGTCGGCGGCGGAGTCTTCACGACCAAGCACCTGCACGTATCCCATGTTCACAGGCTGCGGGGCCCGGAACAGCTTGGACTTCCATGTGTAGGTCATCGGCACCGTACCGGTCGGGTCCAGCGAGTACAGGGCGTTGTTGGTCGAGTCGATATACAGAAGCTGCCCGCTCAACGGCTCGATGGTTGCAGCAGACACGCCGATGTTCACGGTCCGCATTCCGCTCTGCTCGCGCGGGGAGAACACGAACCCCAGTTTGTTGGAGCCGGTATCGTAGAAACCGTAGTAGCGCCCCTCGAACACCGCCCCGGTGATGGTGTACGGGTAGTAGGAGTTGAACTCTTGACGTGTAAGCACGGCGTCAGTTATCAAGCTGTCGCCACCAAGCCCGATGGACACGAGACCGTTGGAGCTGGCGTAGATCGCACCTGTCTCGTCGCCCGCCATCGAACGCTTGGACACGCAGGGCTCAAGGCGAGGAATCTTCTGGAAGGTGAAGGAGTCAGGGTAGACGCCGGAGCCGACGTATGGGTTGGTCTGTGTTGCCACGGCCAAGTTGTTGCCGAACGCCCAGATCGCCACGATCTTCGACTCCAGCGCCTGCATGTACTTCACCGGCCAAGCGTGGGGGTAGCCCGGCTCGCAGAACCAGATTTCGTTCTCGCGGAACGCGGCCATCGTGCCCGACGGCAGGGAGACGATACCTTTGAGATCAGCCGACGGCGGTAGCCAGCCTACGGTCGCCAGCGGGTCGCCGGGGATGGCGGTGGACGCCAGTGTGTCAGTGTATGAGGCGGTGGCAAACGAGACTTGCGCCACGAGCTGGAACGTCGTGCCCGTCGTGCGGTACACCCGCTTGTAGACGTAGTTGCGCCCGGTCGTGCTTGGGTTGGTCGGGAATGTGACGGTGACGCCGCCTGTGGCCCCGAGGGTTGTCGTAGCTGACGGCGACGGAGCGGACTCCTCCAGCAGGACTGTGCCGAACTGGGTCACGTACGTGAAGACGTACACGTAGGTTCCGGCCGGGACGCTACCTGTAGTGTTGGCAAGGGTCGGCGCAGCGGTGGGAGCCGGAACCCCCATCTCGTACTCGGCCACGGGGAACGGGCCGATGCCTGCGCCGGAGGCCATCGTCAGGTTTGTCTTCTTCGGGGCCGTGCCGTTGGTGTAGTAGATGCGGTACTCGGAGTCCGAGATCGGGCTACGCGCCACGTCGGTATCCGTCGCCCACGACAGGATGTAAGAGCCGCCAGCAGGCCCGAGCGAGTAGATCGACTTGGCGCTGGTAACAATGGTGGAGGACGCCTTGGACGGCGTGTTCAGCGCCCGCAGCGAACCAGAGGTCACGCGCACGTTCGTGGCGACCTGTGCTGCCTCATCGGGGATGAGGTTCGGGGCTAGCTTGGGAGCCATCCCCTTGAACGAGCTGATGCTGATTTTCATTTTGCCGGGGCGCTGTTAGCCAGAAGTGTTGTCTTCTCTTGGCTGTTGCGGGTGGTGCCAAACCAGAACGCAATGGTCACGCCCCAAGCGGTGCCGAGCTGGCCCAGCATGATGAGCATCACCTGCGAGTCGGACGCCTTGAACCAGCCTTGCAGCATGCCGAAAAGCGTCGTGAAGTAGCCCACCGTCACCATGAACGTGAGCGTCGCCGGGACGTACGAGCCTGTTGCCTTGAGCATGTCACGGGCAGAGTTTCTATCCGCTGCGTGTACTTTCTCAATGTCGATGTCGTTCTGCTTGAGGAACTTCTGGAACTCGATTTCCGCAAGTTTCAGTTGAGCCACTTGGGCCGGGTCGAGCTTTCCCCCCTGAATCGCATCCGTGACTGCCGAGACTGTCTTTTCAGATAAGCCCAGTTTATCAGCGACAAAGGAAGCAGCAACGCCGCCAAGAGGACCACCGAGAGCAGTCCCAACAAGAGGAGCAACAGTTCCGAGAAGTTTCTTCCAATCATCCATTTAGACCTCCAAAAGATGACCCGTCGCGCGGGTCGTACTCTTCCACAAGCGTGTTCCACGTAACCCAGATACCGACGCCAACCCCACGCGCTTCGAGGTCACGACCTTCGTATGCGTACCGCTCTCGGATGTCCATCATTCGTCTGATAGCCAGTTCCATGAGCGGTGTGATACGTGGGTCGTTGAAGTCGATGTCGGCAAAGTTGACCAGTCGGCTCATAGCTTCATTGTTGTGCTGATGATCACGATGAAGATCAACAGGATCAGCAGTCCGTTAAACAGGTTCACATGTCCCTCACTTCGATCCAGACTTCTTCGCCATGCTCGATGGCATCCCTAATTTCAGAAAATACTCGTTCAAACGCTGCTCTTGACTCGGTGAGAGAATTTCCGTCGCTTCCGATTCCAGTTCCTGTGAGGATGCAGCCGTGGGTCTGCTTGTCGGAATTTCCGGGGTGAATCCTGACCCCCGTGAAGTTTTCAACACCAATAAGGAGAGGAAGATCACGCTGAAAGCGGTTGCTGAAAGTAATATCAACACGATAGCGGCCAGCAGGAATGGCAGTTTCTCCATAGATTTTTTCCTCTCGCACGACGTCTTCGAGCGTGTAGCACATGTCCACGCCGTCGATGTACATCTTCCCCAGCGTGCAGGACTTGCCACAGGCGGCGCGGATGACTTCGATAAGCATGGGTTTGTCCTTGAATATGGTTAGGTTTCGACTCACTGCTCTGTCTGTTTGTCTGTTGCTCTACGACCCATCGTCTGCTCCGGCTTGATGAGTTCTTCGATCTCTTCGCGCAGCGGTGCCGGGATGCTGATGTCGTGCAGGGTTAGCAGGTCCATCAGCTTGTGGACAGCCATCTCCAGCTTTGTGATCGTGCGTTGCTGCATGTGCACCTTGCGGTCCATCTTGTGGAACTCGCCGCGCAGAAGCTCCATCTCGACCGACATTGCCTTGATGGACTGGCGGAATGCTTCAAACTGCTCCGCTGTGGCAGCAGAACTCGTCTGACCGGCCTTCTCTGCCCGGAAGAAACTGATAGCCTTCATCCCGGCGACCGCGATCAGGCCCAACGTGCCAGTTCCTGCGGCTACCTTCTCTAGAACACTCAAGTTTTCAAAGCTCATTCCGCATCCGCCAGTGTGTGCGCCCCCACCCATACTTCGCCAATACACATGGCAAGTACGGTGATGTCTGCTGCGCCTGAGGGGCGTACCTGATTGCCTGTGAAGCTGAAGAACGTGAACAGCCAGAGTGACAGGCCAAACAAAATGAACAGGAACAGGATGGGCTTCGGTATGCCCTTGGCGAGGTGGAATGCGATCAGAAACTTCGCGCAGGCGTAGAACCCGAAGATCGCCGCCCATGCCTCCGGGCTGGCGAACTTGAGCATGGTGTCGTAGGCACCGCCCTCTGTGTGGGCAGTGATGAAGCCAATGGACAGCAAGCTGGCGATGATCGCCATCATGATCCGCACTGCGGTCACGTCGGCCAGAACGATGCTGGCAATCTTGCGCTCAATGGGCGAAAGGATCATGGCTTCGGATACTTGGCCTTGACAGCCAAGCAGGCGTCTTTGTATGCCTGAATCTGGGCGGCATCGTCCTTCACCAGACCGTCGATCAGGTCAATCAGCGGCGGGTACTCCGCGCGGCGCAGGTCTGCGTAGGTGGGCGCAGGTGGCACGGGCTTGAGGGCTTCAGCTTCCTCGTCGGTGATGGCAACGGAGCCAGCAGGGAGGAGGTTGATGAAGTTGTCATCGTCCAGAAAGTGGACGGTGTTGTCGGGGGACTTGTAGTGCATGGTGATTCCTTATCGAAGTTCAGCCGCGCCACCAGACATAGTTCCTGTCCAGAGATAGCTGGCCCCCGGAGGCACAATCCCTGATGCGTGCCCGCGTCCGTTAGAGCCAGAACCGGCTCGCCCATATCCACACTCGGAAACACCTATTCCAGCCACGCGCAGGTCTAGCGTCACGGCGGAGTCCACGTTGTTGCCGATGAACCCCACAACATAGATGGGTCGCCCTGTGGTGTTGTAGTAGGTGGTGCCTGCGGAGCGAGATGCTGTCTGCCACGTCTGCCCGTAGCCCAGAGCCAGCATTGCTGCGGTTGCCTGCCCGCCAGCGCCCTGAACCGTAGAAGGTGCGGACGCCCAAGTGCCAGCCGTTGCCTGCGTGGAGTCGATGAAGCCAATGACTCGGTACGCCACGTTGGAGCGAGCGGTGGTCGAGTAGGCTACGTTGGCGGAGTCAGCGGCGGCGGATATGGCTGTCGTGCTGATCAAGCCGGTCTCATCCAACGTGATGCCGCCGGTTGTGGTGCTGACAGAGTTGTACTGGTTGATGACAGCCAGTTCGATGGTCCCAGCGTTGTTGATCGCAAGGACGTACAGGCGCGATGCGACTGCGTTGGATGTGCCGAGGGTCGCGCCGCTTGGGATAACCAGATCGGCAGGTGTGCTCTTGACAGTGGTGACAGCGCCGCTGTTGGCCGTGGTGCTGCGGAAGTCGAGCGTGAGCGCCGGGGCAGTGACCGTCATCGCGCTTGCGGCGACAGTGGCACCAACGGCCTTGATGTCTGCGTACTGAGTGGTCGTAGTCCACGCGGGTGGGAGGTCAACGCCCTGAGAAGCCAGAACCTGCCCGGCGGTGCCAAGGCCCAAGAAGCCTGTGGTTCCGACAGCGGACTGGTACGGCAAAGCGCCGATAGCCCCGGCAGCGAGGTTGGTCGCCGTGGTCGCAGCAGTTGCCGAAGACGCTGTTCCCGTCAGGTTTCCGGTGACGTTGCCAGTGACGTTGCCCGTCACGTTACCGACGAAGGACGATGCTGTTACAGGGCCGGTGAAGGTCGGGCTGTCCAGCGGGGCCAGCTCGTTGATCACGGCGGCGGTCAGGTTCAGGGAAACGCGGGTGCCAGCGCCGGAGGCGGCGAACGCGCGAGCGGAAGTGCCGTCTTGTGCCCGGTCGATGGTGAACACGTCTACAGCACGGGTGGTGACCTTGACAACTTCTGGGACGTTGCCGCTGTCGAGCAGGGTGACGTAGAAGTACCCGCTGGATGGGAACTTGCTGCCCGTACCGGCAGCCACAGTCATGGACGTGGCTACGTTGGTGATGTCTGCCGCCAAGGTCGTGACGGCGTTATTTGTAAGCTGTGCGCGAGCCATTGGCTACTCCTGCGAAGTTATGCTAGTTTAACCGACTAACACGCTTACATCAACTCAGATGTGTTTGCCGCGCCGGTCGAATGGGTCCAGAAAGTGCTTGGCGAACCAGACTGCCACCGTATGCCGCCAGTCGCTGTAGTGGTCCTTGTAACGGGTCAGGCGCTCGGACACGGTCATTTCCTTGGGTAGGTCAAGGAACAGCAGGGTGACAAGCACATTGGCTGTGAAGTCGATCATCAGCCCCAGCAGCAGGACGGAGTAGGCAAACGGCTTACAGACCCACGTCAGCTTGTCTTCTGCGTAGGCCCGGTCAAGGCTCATGACGGCCAAGAAGAACATCCACAGGACGCAGAGCAGGACGTAGTAGGCGGCGATGGTGTACAGGATTTCCATGTTTACTCCTTGGCTGTCAGTGGGTGGGAATACTCCATCGGGTCGCCGCCCGGCGGGATCATGTCCGGGTCGAGCAGTTCCCCGGCTGGGTCGCGCAGGGCGTGGATGCAGTACGCCAGCGTGTCGTCCTCAAGGGCCACCAGCGTGTGCAGCTTTCTGGCGCGAATGTAGATCATCTGGGGGGCTTTGAAGACCTTCTCCACACCCTCAACTGCCACACGCAGTGAACCCTTCGCCAGCAGCGTCAGGTGGTCAAAGTGGTGGTCGTGCGGCTGCTCAACGTCACCGGCCCGGACAAAGTGCATCTGCCTTGTCCACAGGTTGGCAACGGTGCCTAGCTGGATGACTGGGTCGCTCACAGGGTCACCGCCGGGATCGCGTATCCGAGGGCCGGGACAACCACCGAGTTCACCTCTTCAACCGTTGTGCATGCGTCAACCATCGACGCCAGAGTCTTCTCCTGTGTGAAGCAGGACTGAACGTGCTGGGCAACTGCGGCTGCAACGGCGCTCACCGCAGCCAGATCAAGCTGAACGAACACGCCATTCGCGTCCTTCCAGTCGATGGCCTGAAGCGCCCCGCTCTGCAAACTCAGCATGGCCCCGGTGATCAAGCCCTGAGACTCGCGGTCTGTACGCACCTTAGCACCGCCAACAACAATACCAGCCACCTCAACGGAGTACCGCCAGTTGGCGATAGCGGCCTTCTTCAGGGTCTTGGCCCGCTCAAGCGAATCTGCTGGCAGCGGAACCGTGGACTGCCCCGGAGTCATCTCCTGACCGACAACAGACGCAACAGTTGAGAACACCTGATCCGCAGTGGACGACAGGTTGCGCTCCATGTGTTCAAACCATTCCTTCTGGGCGAACTTCAGCACGTAGGCTTCGAGGTCTGCGCCAGTGGGTGCTGGGTACGGCAGCATGATGTTCACATCGCTGCGGCAGCGCAGGATATTCCCGTCGGCATCGACGGTGGTCGCCAGAGACGCCTCCGTCAGAAGATCGGTGTAGAAGCGCACTTCCACGCAGTTCTCTGCGGGGTTCGTAGAGATGTACTTGTATTTCAGGTTCATGTTGAAGTTCCCGTTCGTGTTCCGGTGCTGACCCATGTGATGTTTGCGGTTCCAGTGCCCCAGTTGCCGCGCGCGCCAGCAGAGCCGCCTGCTCCAGTTCCACCGCCAGAGCCACCCGAGCCCCCTGCGCCGCCGGGGCCGGAGCCACCAGTTCCGCCTGTAGCGCCGGGAGATGCGCCGCCGGGGCCACCAGCACCGCCAGTACCGGACCCCGGAGAGCCGCCGCCGTAAGAGGGCCATCCATACCCACCGACACCGCCGCCGCCAGTGTCTTTGCCGCCCGTACCGCCGCCACCGCCACCGCCGCCACCTGCTCCGGGCGACCCAGCAGAACCGCCAGTGCCGCCAGTGCCCCCAATGAGTGTGCCTACGTTGTCAACAGTGCAGGCCACAGACACAGCAAGCGCAGTACCGCCAGTTCCGCCGTTTGTGCCGTACGAACTACCTCCGGGGCTTCCGGGCCAACCGCCAGTGAAATTGCCGCCACCAGCACCGCCAGCACCGCCAGAGCCATTGACCGCCGTACCGTTCGCACCAGTAGCCCCTGATACGGTGCCGTTGTTGACGAACTTGACGCCGTTGGGGAACGAGCCTGAAATCGTGAGCGCCGGGGTGCCGACTGCGGTTGAGCCGATGGTCCCTGATGGGAGTGTGCCGATGACGTATGTAGATGTGTTCCACCCAGCAGCAATCGCGGCGGTGCGGAAATCTACGTTGTTGGCGGCTGACAGGTTGAATGTGAAGTCGGACGTGCCAACGCCAAGCAACATCTGTTGGATGCCAGCCATTTACGTCAGCCCCGCTCCAGAGGCGAACCAAGTGTTTGCAGCCTGCTTGCGGACAGTCATCATCCCGTACGCAGCGAGGGTGCGGTTCCCGGTGTTTGCCGTGCCAGCCTGACGCAACGTGCAACCAGTATCCTGCGTGATGGTGATCGACGCAGCCGAGGTGTTGGTGATGGTGAATGTCGCTCCAACAGCGATTGCTGGCTTCGTCGTGTCGGACGGGATAGTCACCCCAGCCGTTGTGTCAACGGAAGACCCGCGATCAGTGGCGTCAAGCGTGTAGGTTGCAGACTTCACAACCGACGGGACATCGCGCAGTCGATCAACGAACGCAGTGGTCGCCACGTTGGTTGTGGCATCCCCGTAGGTTTGGGTCGTGTATGTCGGTGCTGCGTGAACGTGGTCTGCGCGTGCATACCGTGTTGACGTTCCAACGGCGGCAGTTCCTAGTGCGGCTGGCGTGGCGGACGCTGCCTGCCCAAGAACGAATGCAGTGGTTGCAAGGGCCGTGGTGTTGGTGTCTACAGCTTGGGTTGTGGAAGCGCCAGAGAACGTGGTGGCTATCAGTGTCCCAGACATGGTCAGGGTATTGACAGCACTGCGGTAAAGGAACGTGTCAGTTCCGAAACTCATCCCGCCAGCTTGGGTGGTAGTGCTAGAGCCAACCCGCAGCACCGCAGATGCGGACGCAAATGCACCAGCACCAACCGCAATGTTCCGGGCAGCATCCCAGTCGTACGGGACGCTGTACTCACTCCCCAGACCTTGATCCCCCCAACGCGCTGTCAGGCACTTCATCGTTGAGATGCCAAGCGGCACCGCAGATGTCATGGTGATAGTCAACCGCAGGTACAGATCGCCAGACGGCTGGTTCATCGCAATAGCACACGGCAGCGAATTGACTGGGTTGCCAGTTGATGTGTGGCGCACCGTCCAGTTCACGTTGTCGGCGGATGACTCAATGAGAACATCCTTGGTGGAACCGGGGTTGTAGGTGAACCCGATCAGGAACCAAGAAACCGAAGACCAAGCAACGCCTGTACTCCAAGTCCACCGAGCGGCTGTCTTTGTGACGCCGTCAATGATGTTGGCCCCTGCGCCTTCTTTCCCGGCGAAGATGGATGTGTTTAGTGTGTCAGCAGCCCAGACAGTTGTGAATGTCTCAAATGCTGGCGTCCCAAAAGCACGGTTGAAGGCCAACATGTCATGCCACACATACATCGGTAGCGGAAACATGTTGATGGCGTTGTTGCTGTTCGGGGCGCTGTAGAAGTTGCTGTTGAGGGCGCTGTTATACACAAGCCCGTAGTTGCCGACAACGAACTCGCTGGCCTCCAGCCTGCCAGAAGATGGCGTGTACTTCAGCTTGGTGCTGGACGTTTTTACGGTGTTCCCAGCTGCGGCTGTTGCAACCAGCGGGTAGTAGGCAGCAGCAGTTGAGTTGTCGTCTGTCGAGCTGAACGCGCCGCCAGTAGCTCCCTGCGGGATGCCGAGGTTCAGCGTCTGGTTCGGTGCTGTGCCCGTGACTGTCGCCGTTGCACTGCTGCCCGGAGTCAGGGTGCTGACAGTGCCAATCGTCAGTGTGTTCGCGGGGCCGTCTGCGCCATCATTGCCGGGCGCGCCTTGGATGCCCTGCGGACCCTGCGGACCCATCGGGCCAGCCGTTACCAGCGACACCGTGGTGGAAACCGGGGTCTGTACCGCTACCAGCGACTGGGAGGACTGGACAACAACCGATGCCGCAGTCTGGCTGACTACGACGAAGTCGGTCATCGGGTCACCTCTTTGCTCAGAGTCACGGAGCCTTGGACAAGGCGGGTCACGGTGCCATCGCCTGCCACCAGCTCAAGGTCATAGACCGCGCTGCTGAACGACATGGCGGCAGTGGACGCTGCGGAGATGACTGCCTGCACAGTCCCGGTTGCCGGGGTAATCACGATGCCGCCGTTGGCGGTGGTCAGGTCTGCGATGGTGGTTGCCGCTGTGATGCTCTGGCGAATCTGCATGCGGCCTGTGTAGCCAGTGAGGTTGATCGCAACCCCGGCGCTGTCAGTCCACTGGAACGACTGGTTGAAGGTCGCGCCCTGCTCAATAACCAAGTCTGCTTGTGCTGCTGCCATGTTAGAACTCGTTGAAGCGGACGGAGATGCTGCCCTGCACGCGACCGCGTGTGGAGATGCCCTTGGCCCGGTTGATGTAATAGCGGAACACGCGCTCTTGCTCCATCGCCTTGCCGTCGTCGCTGTAGAACTGAGCGGGCATGGCGTGAAGACGTTTGCGGGCCCCGGCCACGATGGCTTCGACCCAGTCGTTGAACAGGATGTCGTCGAGCGACGTCGCGCTGCGGGTGGGCTTGGTAGCCACACGAGCGGAGATCATGTTATCGGCGGACGTGTCGGGGACTGGGTACAGGCCGACGACTCCGGGGGTGATCTCGTAATACACGCTAGGCGCGCCGGTCATGGGAGTCGTGGTCCCTGCGGTTGCCACGTACGCCAGAACGGTGTCTATCTCAGTGGTGGCTGCGGGTTCGAGAAGTCGAGTGCCGTACCAGACCTTCTTGGTCACAACGACAGCGTGGTCGCTAGGCACGCTCATGTCGTACGTGCCCTGCCCTGCTACTGCCGACTGAGGGTCCACAGTGAGCTGGGTGATGCCAGTCTCTTCGCAGAACTCGATGGCCGAGTCAACCAGTGCCTGACGCGCCAGCGGATCGGGACAGCCCGCGACCCACGGCATCAGACGGGACATGAAGGTGTCGAGTGTTTTCATTTAGCGGTCGCCACACTGGCGGGTGAATATGGGAGCTGCTCGTTGTTCGGGTTCTGCTCCAAGAGCTGGTTCTTGAGCGCGTTGATCGAGCCCTCGAACAGAGCGCGGTGGGCAGCGGCCTTGGCACTGATGTCGCCGAACTCGGCGTCCTTGGTGAGCGCCCGGTAGCACAGGTAGTCCACCAAAGCGGAGACCGTGGCGTCGGCCAGTGTGATGTTGTCTGTTGTCGCTGCTACGAGCGCGGGGAGAGCCGCGTAGCGGAGCTGAACCTTGGCCCCAGCCACGGCTGGCGGGTAGACCTGAAACAGCTTGGGGAAGCGCGGGTCGTAGCAGTAGTGCTTGATCGTTGCCGACTTGGCACCGCTGTGCCAGTCTGGGTCGTAGGTGTCTAACATGTCAGACGACACGACCGTCATGGCCCGACCGGGGGTTACCCCATCGGAGCCGAGGTTACGCGCCACGCGCAAGATTTGGTGCAGTGTGGCTACGCTCGATGCGTCCTGCGACGCGCCTGCCGCCAGAGTGAACGCAGCCGATACGGGGTTCAACTCGGGGAAGATGATGACAGCTTCTCGCTGGCCGTCCGAGAGCCAGCCGAGCATTTCAGGGACAGTCCAGCGGACGTTGCCCACGTCGTTGAGCAGGAACGCAGCTTTGTCGATGACGCTTTGGGCAGTGGTTGCCATTGAGATACCCCAAGAAAAAGACCCCACCCGGTTAGCCGAGTGGGGCCCATTTTACACGCTAACGTGCTTAGCGCACAACCAGCACAGCGAGGGCTTCGGGCTTCACAACCTTGTAGCCGTAGATGTTCAGAGCACGGATGTAGTCACCGAAATCGTTAGGATTGCGGATGGTTTCCATCTTGGTGATCTGGCTGGCGAAGGTGATACCGGACTTGTGACCAGCCACAACCACGCGGCGCTTGTTAGCGTTGGTGGTAGCGGTGATGCTGGTCTCGTTGCCAGCGCCCGAGGTCCACACAGTGGCGTTAGCCGCAGCGTAGGGGAGCTGGTTAGTCACGTACACCGTGAAGCGGTCGATCATGCCGATCTTGCCGTTGCGAACCACAGACTGGCTGTCACCCATGAATTGGGCTTGTGCCAGATTGGTGTTCATCAACAGGGCGCGGGTGGCCGGGTCGATCAGCAGGAAGCGGTCAGCTTCAGGCACGTTCTGCTCGTCCAGAACCGAAGACAGTTGCAGAATCTTCGTCAGGATGTTGGCAGCGTCGCCAGCGGTTGCGTTGATGGCGATGGGGGTGCCGGAGCTGCCCAGATCGTAGGAACCAGACTTCACACCAGCGGTTGCGCCTTGGTTGGCGGCAGCGGCGGAGAAGATGGTGTTGTAGATCACCGTCGAGTCGATAGCGATCTTCATCTGCTCGCCAGCGTCAGCCGAGAACATGTCGAGCAGGTTCGGCTTGGCTTGGAAGTCCAGAACGTCGTTGATCTGGAAGGCGAAGGCCTTGCCCTTGTCGATCACCATTTCTTGGGTGTCAGGAGTCGGAACTTGGTAGTTCAGACCGGAGCCACCGACGGCGTAGTCCGACACAGTGATGGTCGGAGCCGTGTTGATGATGACCTTGTCGCCCATCGAACCGATTTCACCTTGCCAGTTGGTGTTGGCAATTTCGCCGAAGACGGTGGCGGCATAGAACTTGGCGTTCAGCTTGGCCGACCAGACGGCGGGGATGAAGTTACCCGAGTAGGGGGTAGCGGTGTTGAACGGAGCGGACGTCGGGAAGACGGCGGAAGAGTTGCGAGTTACTGCCATGATTTTCTCCTAAATGGCTGTGGGTTAAACGGCGCGGTGGAAGTCAGCACCGTTGGCGCTACCAACAGCGATGAAGACGGCTTGACCAGAAGCGGCCAAGGTGACACCCGCATTCAGGGTTCCGGCGCTGGCGATGGCCGAGATGGTTCCGCCCAGCGGGGGATAGATAGTCGTGGCAGTTGCAACCGTGTTGGTCACGATCACGATGGAGCCAGCGGGCAGCACAGGCAGGGCCATGCCGGAGGTAGCGTTGACCGTGGTGAGCACGTTCAAGCCGCCGGACAGGGTGCCGGATGCGATTGCGAGGGCCTGAGTCGTGAGAGACGCAGGGACAGTCACGGACTTTTCCGCGCCGCCCACGAACTGGACGGGAGACGAGACGTTTGCCATTTGTGTTTACTCCAAAATCGCCCCCGCCAGTGCCGACTTACCTGATGCGGCCTTCGGAGAGAGCTGTGTTAATCACGGCCTCGATCTGCATGGCTTCTTGCTCACGACCCCGGTAGAGTCCTCGGCGAACGTCGTCATAAAACTTGTTCACGTCGGCCTGCGAGATCACCCGGTCCTCTTGCGGGGCGGGCTGAGAAGCGCCTGTGCTTTTCGGGCTTACCTGCTTGTCCAAGGGGTCAGGCTGCGGTGCGGCTTTAGTGGGCCCGGCGAAGGTGCGGAACACGGCTGCTGCCCGTTCTGCGTTAAGCGTCTCGCGTGCATGCGTCAGAGCGTTCTGTCGCGGCACACCATAGACAGGATCAGCTTCGGCCAGCCAAGCGAGGAATCGCTCGTCGGCGTTGATCTGCTCCCAGTCTGGGACCATCTTTGCCAGCTTGTCGAAGAACATCTCCTCGGCTGTCACCACAGTGTGTTGGGTCACCCCAGTCATCTGCTCTGACAACTTTCTGATCTGCTCCTCCAAAGCCGACGCCTTGGTCTCAAACGCTTGGGCGGCATTACGGATCGCTCCGCTTGCTACCCGGTTCACCATGTCCACCAAGTCCTCGCCGAAGTTATCGACGTCCTTGGGGTCCACAACGTGTTTCGGTGCTTGCTGCTGCGGCTCGGGCTGTCGGGACAACTGCTCCATACGCTGCACGGCGTCTGTGAGCTGCTTCTCCAAGTCCTTGACCTGTTTGTGCAGGGCTGGGACTTCAGCGTTGTACTTTCCTTGCAGAACCTTGTACCGCGCCTCGAAGGGATCGGCTTGGGGTGCTGGGTCCGGTACAGCGGGCGCTGCTTGGGGCTCCGCCACCTGTTGTGGCTGGGCTTGCTGTTGGGGTTCCGCGTTCTCGGCTGGCAGTAAAGACAGACTGCTTGGCTCTGGGGCTTTGTTGGCCTCGGCCAGCATCGCGTCTGCTGCATCAACTTGCGCTTGAACCTGTTTGGGCAATGCCATTTCTCTCTCCTAGCCGGTCTTTCCGGTGTTAGGTAAACACAACGCTAACGTGCTAACACGTCAACGGACAAAAATCAGCGTTTCACCGCGCCCGGTGCTACTTCAAGTAGCTTCACCATCTGTTGCAGTAATCCGGCACGCCCTTGAGCGCGGCGAAGCTGATCAACATCCGGTGTTTGGATAAGTGCCTCGACTTCAAACGAGAGCTTCTGTTCAAGCCAGTCCCGAAATTTGCTGTTTCGGGCAAGGTAATCAAACAGCGCCAGCTCTTCGTCCTTAGTCATTGGCGGATATATAACACTAACGCGTTAGACCGTCAAGCAATATCGCCGCCGAGCAGATCATCAACATTCGCTGTGACTTCTGCCTTGCGTGCTTTCTTGGCCGGTTTAGCTTCCACGTCAGTGATGTCCTTGAGCTGCGCCAACACTTCTTCGCCCTCGGGGGTCAGAATCATCGCGCCGCCGGGAACCTTGATGCCGACGTCTTTGTGACGCCAGATCAGACGGTTGCCGAAGTATTCGGCCTTCTCGCTCAGGAACAGTTCTTCGTCGGTCATTTCTTGTTGGTGGCGACAGAGCCACTGATAGCGGACACCGACTTGCCAGTAGTCTTCAGAGCGTCCACGTTGATGGAGCCAGAAGTGTGGGGGTGGCTCTTGCCGTTACCGAGCTGGTTCGGAGCGCAGTAGCCGCCGTTGGATTCCACCGATTTGGAGGTGGCGCGGAGTTTGTTTACGTCGATAGACATGGATTTCTCCTTACTTTTTGAACTTGGCGAAGGGGTTACCCTTTGCCTGCTTGCGGTCCAGAGCTTCCTCTTTACGAGAACCCTCTTTCATGCCCTTGGGCTCCTTATCCTTCTTGGACTTCTCGAAGGGGAGCGGTTTCTTGGTAGCCATACGGACTCCTTGGTGAAAATTGTAATCTGTTAGTGCGTTAGTGTACAGGTCAGTCTTTGCCCATGCGAGCAATCGACCAGCCCCAGTAAGCCAGAACGCCGTAGACGATCATGAGGATGGTGAGGAGACTCATTTGTGCTCAAACCCGAAGCAGTGCTTCATTTCGTGAGCCACCAGCCAGTCGGGGGCTTCGCGCTCCATTGCAACGTAGCACCTGTCTGCCATCACCAGAGCACATCCTGCCGAGTGGCCGCACTTGCGGTCTACCCATGTGATCGTTGTTGTCTCGCGCGGGTTGGTCAGTACCATGTCAGAGCAGCCGGTGAGCAGGAGGGCTAGGAGGATGGGCTTCATAGCGAGAGGGCGTCCTCTGTCGCGTTTGGCAGGCGCGTGTTGTAGTACGTCAGCCTGCGCAGCGGCCCATTCAACTGAAGAAGGCCGGACTCCGAGCAACCAAGGTAGATGCTTGTCGGTGCAGCAGCCGTGTATCCAGTAGCCGCAACGCTTGCCTGCGCCCCTGCGTAAGAAGACCGAGCCTCAGTCGTGGAATACGCCAACACAGCTTTCTTCACGACACCAGCGGTAATCGCGCCTGTTGTTAGGTTGGCGTTCACGGTGCCATTGCCGACAACAAAGTTGCCGGGGAGTGAACTCTCTGTCGCCCGCATTGCCAGTCGATTGAGCCCAGTGTCGCTCACGGAGAAGGCGAGGTTCCTGTTCGAGTTGAAGTAGCTCACCGCGTACTCGACAACAAAAGTACCTGCCGTCCCGTTGAACCAACTGGAGAAGTTGGTGCCGTTCATCAGCGGAACATCCGCCGCCCGTGTCGCACTTGCAGCGCCAGTCACGATGATCGTGGACGCCGTGGATGCGGCTTCGAGTTGGGCGCAGTCTACGATGTAGGTGGCACCGGATACGCGCGTTCCAGAAAGGTTCGCAGATGCACTGCACAGTGCCATCCGACCCAGCGTGAATCCACCGTTTAGCGTCACCGTCAAAGTGCAGCGATACCATCCGCCGCCCAGCGGTGTCATCGTGTTTGACGCAGCAGTGGCGACACCAAAAACAGTTGCCCCGCCTATCGCGCCTGTTTGGAGATTGAACCAGCTATAACCGCCAGCCGCTGCGGTAGAGTCAGCAGCATCCAACCGAACCCACGGGCAGTTGCCGTACTTCAAAACCTGCGACACCGTTATTGTTCCGCCTGCTGTAAAAGCTGTGGCAGGATTTTGGAAGGTGTACGCCGTGAGAGCAGTCCCCTCAGTCATCAAACACGCCGTATTAGCCACCCCATCCAAGCCTACTTGCGTTCTCGCAGGGGTAACGTCAGTCTTCGTCCACGCCGCCTGCGTCATGTCACGGCTATGCAGCAGCAGGTTGGTTCTTTGTTCTTCGATCCACAGGCCGCTGGGGGTGAAGGTGACTTCTTTGATCGACGCAGCGGCGACGGACTGAGTTGAAGCTACAGCAGCAGCAGCAAACAGGATATTCGACGCGGTTGTTACCGCAACGAAATACAGCGAACCATTGCCGTTCTGGGCGTTGGATACGGTGGTTAGGATTGTTCCGCCTCCGCCTCCGCCATCCCTTGCGTAAATTGCCGCAGTGCCAGTTGATAGGCTATACCCCGTCCAATCAACGCGGTACGTCTTACCGGGAACAGTGGCAAGATTCAGGTATACGCGGTTAGAGCTAGCAACACCTGTTGATACGAACCCAGAGCCTGAGTTTACTGTTACGTTGTCGTACCCAGCGGGGGTAGTCCATCCGCCATTCGTCACCAACTCCCCACCCGTCACACCCGCTGGCGTTGCAGGGTCGTACATGAACCTCGGGCCGCTGGTGGACGTGCCTTGCGTGGGGCTGTAGGCGTTTGGAGAAGCACTCAACTCAAACTGCGGTGCAGACACATACAACCCGCTCACACCATCACCAGTGTAGGAAGGCGAAGGAATGCCGGTTGTGTTCGTGTCCGACACTCCAAATGTCGCGCCAAACGCAGCCCCTGCCTCAGTCAGAGTGATTGAGCAGCGATACCAACCACTGCCAATGCTTGTCATCACCGCACTTGGGGAACCTGCTGTTGCCCCAATAGTCCCGCCCACCAAGTCGAAGATTGCGCGTCCCGCAAGCGTTGCAGACTCACACAGGTGCAGGTAGCGGCGCTCACCAGCCTTGGCGTAAATGGAAAATGTGTAGGTTCCGGTCAGTGCAGTGAACGCTCTTCCGGCATTGTGTGCGCCGGTTGTCGCGGATTCAGTCAGCTTGAACGCAGTTCCGATAGGCGAGGCAGAAGCGGCTGTGACTGTGCAGTTTGTCTTCGCCCAGTATGCGTTTGTCAGGTCATCGCTATTGAGGGCCAAATTCACCCCCATCACCTCCATCAACCCAGACGAGTTGAACCGCGTTGCCGCAGGCGCTGCGTCTGCTCGTGTGAATGTGATGCGGGGGTCGAGGGTGCCTGTGAGGAAGTCGAGATTAAGCGCGGCATACAGCGCCTGCGCCACTCCAGTGAGGGGGAAGCCGATGCCGACGTGCATGATCAGAACAGTGCGATGATGTTGGACGCTGTGGTGCCGGTCGCCAGCACCCGACGCGAACTCACCGGGAGGATGGAGCCCCCGTTGACCGAGGGGAACGATACAGTGACGCCTGCGTTGTTCTGGAGCGCCAGAGTGCCGCCAGTGCCGACGTAGAACGCACGGGCCTGTCCGCCGGGCAGGTCAGTGGAGTCGTTGGGGGCGACGGTTGCGAAGTTATACGCGGGATGGGTCATGGGCATGGTGTGCTCCTTATGCCGGTTGAGGGCTGAAGTTGTCTGTGATGGGCTGGCCGTCAGCCAGTGTCTGTCCGCTCTGTGGCCCGGCGCTCGCTTGCTGTGCGGGCTGTCCCTCGGGCTGCTGCATCTGGGAGGCAGCGAGCTGCTTCAAGCGAAGCGCCGAGAGCGAGGGGATCACGTCGTCGGGGTTCATGTTGAGGTTCTTGGCCGACTCGCGCAGTAGCGCCGCCCGGCCTTCCGGTCCCATGATCTGCATGTCGATGGGGTTGGACGTCATCTGGAGGAACTGCATGCGAGCTTGGTTAGCCGCGTCCTTGACTTGCAGCGAGAGCGCCCCGCGCGGCACGATGTTGAGGTCGCCCCGGAAGTTGAACTTGGTGTCGTACTGCATCTTCCAGTCGAAGAGGCGCTTCAGGACTGGCGACGTCACATGGATGTCCAAGCTGGAGACGAGCGACTTGATGACCTTGCTCGCGTTGCCAACCATCATGGACAGGCCTGACGCTGTGCGCCCGGCCCCCGGCGTGCCCTCGGTGCCCGTCATGTAGCGCGGGATGCCCGAATACTCGTCGGCCATCAGGCTGAACTTGTCGTACACGCCCATCAGCTCGGAGGCGTTGGAGCCCGGCTGGAAGAACGATATGGGGCTGGCGCTCGAACCCATCGGGTCGTTGTTGAACTGCCAGATTTTCCACGGGTATAGCTCGGTCACGTCCTCGCCCGGCGCGATGCGGTCCACGTTGACACCCACCTGCGGCCCCGAGCTGATGCCCATGTTGTTAGCCAGCGCCCGCGCGGCACTGTTGCACATGCTCTGGCAGTCCTCGATGAGGTCGTACAGGCTGTTATGCCAAAACGCTCCGGGGATGCGGCTGTAGCCGTCGGCGTAGTACGGACGACGCGCCAGCGGGTCAGGGTTGATCACGGCCTTGATGGCGTACTCGCCAATCTGCCAGACCTCCACCGGGTACTCCTTGGCATCGTCCTTGATGTCCTTCATACCCCACTCGCGCAGCATCTTGCCCGAGACGTTGCCCCAATACTGGAGCGCGTCGATGAGGTCGTCGCCGCCCATCGCCATGACGCTTGAGCGCCCCTCGGCGTGGTGTTTCTGGATGTCGATGGCAAGCCACTCGCGCAAGCCCCCTTGGCCGTGGGTGTCGAGCACCGCACGGATGGCATCCTCTGAGTAGCCGTCAACACCGATCAGGGCAGACAGCTCGCCACGGCTTAGCCGGTGACGCTGGAACAGGAACGCATCCTGCACGTTCTTCGCCCACGGGGCGGGATAAATCATGAACGGATCAACCCGCTCCCACTTGAGGGTCTTGACCTCCTGCACGTCGGCCTTGCTGGAGCCGTCGGGCTGCTGCACCCACTGCAAGCGAGACTCGATGTTGACCACCGGCCCCTTCATGAACGCAGTCTTGAATACCGTGAGGTCGTCCAGAAACTCGCTCAGCGCTTCGAGGTAGTTACCCTCCACCAGCGCGTCTTCGAGCGCGTCCTCGGCCTTGCTGGACTCGAACCGTGCGGTCTGCATGATCTGGTCTTCGGCCCGGTCGCGTGCGTCGCGCAACAACTGGCGGATGATGGGAACTTCCATCGGCATGCCGCTCATCTCGGCTTGCATGACCGTCTGCTGCACCGCCTGCATGATCTGCGTGACGTCTTCTTGCGGCAGGTCTGGCTTGGGTGAGGGAGAGATGGTCCAAGGTTTCTCAGCGCCCGAGCCGATCATGACGTCGGCCAAGAGCGCCTTGGCCTGCCGCGCCTTGGTAGCGAAGAGCATCATGTAGATGGTGGAGCCGCCGTTGGCGTTGAGCTTGGCTTCCATCTCGGCGGAGTAGCGCCCGGCCTTGGCGCGGACTGCTTCGAGCATCTTGCGCTCGGGTTCGAGCTTGGCGATCTTGGCAATGCTCCAGTGCTTCTGCAACTGAGCGACGAGTCCTTGCACCAGCGGCTGGCTGGATTCCTGCATGGCACGCTGCGTCGCAGCGGCTGTGGCGTCCTCGGCCTGCATAGCGGCCAGAGACTTGACGGGCATGAGCCCACCCAGATTGTTGGGTGTGGGAGCTGCCGGGGCAGCGACGGTTGGACTTTCCTCGGGTTGAGGTGCCCACGAGAACGATGTCGGAGGGGTCAGACCAAGCGCCATAGTTAGTCCATGAAGTTGGCCGAGTATATAACAGGCTAACCTGTTTGCAAACCTAGCTGTAAACGTACGAGCTGCGCTTGGGTGTCTGAGCCGCCCTTCGTCCCATGTTGGGGCCGCCGTGGTGGATGATGTTGTAGTGCAGCGCCAGATACTGCGCCGCGTCCGAAATGTGGCTGTGGTGGCTCTTGTCGGGGGTGAGCGTCGTCTGACCGCTGGCTGACTTCTTGTACCGGTAGCCCCACTCACAGGCCTCGATGAAGTACGGGCACTCGGGGTCGATCAAAAAGGCAGGTCCACCGTCGATTTGGCGTGAAAACAGGCCCTCAACAGCGTCAATTCGCCTCTCCGGGTCGTTTGTGGAGGCCTTTACGACCCTGAAACCCCGGTTCTGGATGGCCTGCGCGATGGTCATTTCGTTGACCTGAGAGCGCTGAAAACAGGCCGGATCGACCACAAAAACGATACTTTCGGGCCGAATTTGGGGAAATTTGCTCCGCAGCAGGGGTATTAGGAGCCTGTCGAGGTAGCTCTCCACCCCCATCGTCTGCTCCTCTGGCACGTAGCACTCGGCCAGCACGTTGACCCGCCCGCGCATATCGAGCTGCCCCACCACAGCCGCAGCTTGCAGCCCGTTGTCCATGCCCACAATCAGCGGATTCACGCTTGCCGAGACGGCCTTGAGCGGGTCTTTTGCTACGTGGAAGTCGCGCCTGAAGCTCGCTTTGTACACCGGCTGGCCCATGTTGCCCGGCCCGAAGTTGTTCTTGAGGTAGACGTCGATCCACCCCTCGGTGTTCGCAGCCAGTAGGTTGTCGTAGTAGTCGGCAGCGAGGTTGGACAGGTTTTCCGCGTCGGGGTTGATGGAGCCGTCTGCGAGGATGGCGCTTGGCTGGATAAACACCTCGGTGTTCGTGGGCGGCTTGGTGATCAACTCGTGCCAGAAGCCCCCAAGAGGCGGCGGGTTGGTCGAGCAGATGACTCCGGGGTAGGTAACCCCGCCGGACGCCATATTAGGGAAGCGGGCTGTACGGCCTTGGAGACCAGCGAACACCTCGGGGTCCACCTCACGGGACTCCTCCACCCAAGCGGCTGAGCACTCCACAGAGAGCAGGCGTCGCACGTCATCTGGCGTGTCTGCGGCCATCAGGACGAACTCAGTGTGCACGACGGTCCCATCAGGAATGCGCACCTTGATCTCAAACGTGTTGTCGGTCAGCCTCCACTGCCCCATCGGGTGGGGCGGCATCGTAACCATCCACTGGTCAATGAGGGGCTTGACGGTTGCCTTCAACTGAGCGGCAGTGTTGCGCAGCACGATGAACTTGGTGCGCCGGATGTTGTTGTGCGGCACCTGATTGAATGCGCGGTCGAGCAGGTCAAAGAACGCCACCGTGGACTTGCCCCCACCCACCGGGCCCATGATGATCTTGATGAACTTGCGGCTGGCAAGGAACAGGTTGCCCGTGGGGCTTGCGTTGTAGTTCATGCTTGGTCCAGCAGGTTCTCGAGTGGCGGAATGACCAGAGCGGGGGTGGTGGGAGCAGGTGGCTCATCTGGTGAGCCAGTGACCTCTTTGATGGTCGCATCTTCGATAACTTCGGTCGCTTCTGGCGCAGCGCTGGGGTTGGTCACGCCGATGGTGACGTTGCCTCCGTTGATGGTCCAGCTCACCTGCATCATGGAGTCCACCTTGTCGGACTGATTGAGACCGTGCGCCTTGGCAACCAGCTCGACCGCTTTGCGCAGGTCGTCGATGCTGGCTTCGGCTTCGTTGCCCAGCCGCTTGAAATACTCGACGATGACCTGATCGCCACCGTCCTCCAAGTTCTTTTTGAACCGGTCTCGTGCTGTTTGAGTGCTCATGCCCCATAGGATAACGCAACTAACACCTCCGGGCAACGCACTCCTTGCTAACCAGATGCCGCCTCGTGGGGTTAGCTAGCTAGGTGTCATTTACTTAACAGGGGCTCAAAAACTGATTTCCACTGAGAGCCAGAGATAAGGCTCGGGGGCGGGGCCAGCCGCCCTTGTCCCACCCCCCGGCAGGCCGGATTTTCAACAAAAAGCGAGTGGTGTAGCGAGGCTGAAAGATAGCACTGCCAGACCTACCGAACGTTGCAACGCAAGCCGAAAGGTGGCGATACGGAAGATGTGCAACGTGGGCCGATTGATTAGTCGCGGGCTGGAGGAGCCGGGCGGTCATAGGGCACCCGCCCTTCAGTGTGGCGGGTAGGGGCTTGACGCTGGTGGCAGTGCGGGCTCGCAGGGCGCGGAGTGAATCGGTGGAACGGCTGGCAACAGCAAGTGTACTGAATGCACGAAACGAACCGATGGTCGCAAGGCTTGAATCGGGGAGGGTTAGCGTCTGGCGGGCAACATACGCGGGTTCATCAGTGAAAAGCGGTCGATAGCGCATCAAGCCCCCGAACCAAAAGCATATAGCGGCGCATGGCGCTGCAAGGGTCTATCGAACGGCATAGCGTGAACTATGCAGGCGCCGCAGGGGGCGCCAGTAATACCCTGATTGAAGCACGGCAAAGCCCGCGACGCTGGCGCGGTAATACCAGCACTTACACAAATCTGACTACGTCAGTTCCTGTTCACTCTACGCGGTGGGCAGTGGCGGACGGTGTCCGGCAACCCTCAACAACCAAGGAGAATCGTATGTTTACATTGGAACAATTCAACACCATCATCGCTAACATTGCCCGCGCTCAAGCCCGCGCCACGACCGAAATCGGCAAGGCTCTGCTGGCCGCGCTGTACTTCGCTAACGTGAACAAGGATGCTGGCGCAGCTAACGCACTGGTGAAGTGCCTGCGCAAGTCCACCAAGCAGCAGGCAATCCTCGACCTGCTGGAAAAGCACGGCAAGCTGGCTTGGATCAAGGCTGACAAGAAGTTCGAGTTCTTCGATGCCAAGACCCCGGACTGGAACGCTGAGACCGTGAAGACCCTGCGCGAGGTGTGCAACAACTGGGAATCCTTCAAGCTGGAAAAGGCTGCGGTCGAAGAGTTCGACCTGATGGAAGCAATCCGCAAGCAGCTCGACCGCGCCGAGTCTTACAGCAAGAAGGGCGTGAAGGTCAGCCACGCTGAGCTGGCCGAGAAGATCGCAGCTCTGCTGGGTGCAACTGCCTGAACGGGCGGGGTGCAGGGGGCGCAAGCCCCCCTCATCGGTATGTGGGTTCACTGCATACCAATGGGTGAAGTGATAAATGTGCAAGTGTCAAGAGTATGGGGCAGTCAACTGTCAAGAGAAGAAAACCTGACTCCCTTCTACTCTTGATTGTTTTGATTCTCCAGATTCATATAACACCCTCCGGCGATGAGATACACGAGCCGAGTGTTATTTTCTGGTGGACTGCACCCCGCTGCACTTTTCTACTCTTGATAGTTCCTCTCTCCCAAAAGGGGTGTAATAAGAATCAAGAGAATCAGAGAAGAACCCCAACTGTCAATGTAAGGAATCAAGAGAACAACTGTCAAGGGTAGGAATTTTATACCCCTGATTACATTGACTGTTGACGTGTTAGTCTGTTAGCCTAAGCCCCCTTTCCAACTGTCAATCTAAGGAACCCCATCATGATGCAGTTTTCCCTGTACCTAGCCGCACTCGGTTACCAGTTCGCCGCAGCCACTCTGATAAAAATGGCAATCGACTACGTCGAGGTTGGCTATGGTCTCAACCCGTGGATTGCCCTGCCCTTGGCAGTAGTTGCGGGTGCCGCATCCCTGTTCACCGTGTACCACTCAACCCAACTGGAGGACTGACATGCCCGGAATCCAACTGCCCCTGCCCCTTGTGTACAACCTGCCCTACGTGGGCGACGACACCGGGTGCCACATCTGGGACTTCGATGCTGCCGAGCCCGATGACTTCGCCGACTTCGTGGAGGTAGTGTGACCACGACTACTAGGAGGCCACTACTAGGCGAACGTGCGGCCCACGAGTTGCAAGACGCAACCGATGTGGCCTACCACAACCACGTCAAGACGTGCGCACTGCAACTGCGCTGCATGCCACTGGGCAAGCAAGTGTTTGCCAGACTGCGCGATGCAGTCTACGGCCCAAGGCAGCACAGCCACCACACCACGATAGTGGTGCGCACAGAACCCGACCAACGAATGCGTGTCAACCTGTTAACAGGTGAGACAATGCGCGCCCACTAACCACAGGAGCCCCCGTCATGATGAGCCCCGACGATTTCACCCGCAACCTGCGCCGCGAGATTGGCAAGCACCTGACCCAGTCCGAGACGCTGCGCCTGCTCAACAAATGGGAGGAGCGGCACCAGTGGCTTGCCACTGCCCGAGCACGCCGCGAGTCCAGACAGGACTGGTTGCGCCAGTTGCGCGACGACCAAGAGGACGGCCAGATTGCGCTCATCGTGTGGCAACGCGACTGCGACATGTGCGAGGGCACGAGCAGGTACGTCCTGCCAGCCGATGCCAAGACGCTGGACGCGTTCATTGACGGCATCTTTGCTAGCGCCGAGGGGCCGGTGCGCTACCACATTGACAAGCCCAGTGCGTACTTCGAGTCCGAGTTCAGAGACCGGGCGTTCGAGGCCTATGAAGATGGGCACCCGCACTGCATCTAATACGAGAGCATCCGGCGCTCATGGTTAGCCGTAGGGCTCCAGTGTGGCGAACAACCCCCACTGGTTAGTAGCTGGCCCTTGAAGACCCCACTGGTCAGGTTAGTAAAGCCCTACGGGGCCCAATGCGGGGGATGAACTCCGCGCCTGCGTGTGTATCCACGAAACCGAACCCGACCTGCCCGCGTAACAGGCACGTACACCGGGGGCGCGTTAGCCCCTGTCTTTTTTCTCAGGAGAACATCATGGGATATTTCAGCGACCTCGATGCCCATCATCAGGACTGGATCAACACATACTTGCTCGACGCAAGCGACGCCGAGGAGTTCGAGTTCGATGTTGAGTGGCTCATCCACTGCAACACGGCACGCATCGAGGGCTTCACCCCACTGACACGCGAGCAGTTCTACGCGGCGGCTCGGGCCGCGCTTGCCAAGATTGATGCGCTATTCCCCACAATGCGGGCAGCGACCTGACAAGCTAGGGTAAATACCTAGCTGATTCCACTGAATGTGACGTGTTAGTACGTTATACTTCAGGTTAACCCAACTGACTAACAGGGCAGTACAGCCCACAAGGAGATCGACATGGCAACACGCCGCACATCTGCGACTGCACGTCGCTTGGTAGAAGGCACGGCCTACGAGGTGCCAGTAGCCCGGACTACTAGGAGAGTCACGCGCTCGCTCAGTGCTGTTAGCCGCACCAAGGTGCAGACTAACGTGTTCTCGAACGGGCAGATGGTGCCCGTGGCTGGCACAGTGACCCCCACGCCCAAGCAGAAGCCCGTAGTGGGTAGCTTGGTGACCCTCCATGCGACCCGCCGCACCCGAGTACCCGTGGGCATGTTCGGCTCCAACGGCTGGGGCTACACCCAGAACTACGGTCGCGGCACGCTGTATCTGGTGGTGGATGTCAGCACCGACGGCAAGTTCCTGAAGGTGTCCCCGTTCTTCAACACCACGACGCACCGGTTCAATCTGGTGCAGGGCATGACGGGTGCGGGCTATACGTGGGACTTCAACTACAACCCCGGCGGACGCTGGGATGGTTACGGCAACTATGTGAACGGCGACGCCACAGTCACGCAGTCTGTGGTCAATCAGCACATCTACACGAGCCGTGGGTTCCATAGCGCCCAAAGCCTGAGTGACTACTCGTATGCCCGCGCTAGCTCTATCGAGCAGGTGTTCGACGTGGAAGACGTCAACCCGATGGCGTTCGTGGCGCACTGGAACGTGACCAAGAAGCGTGCGTATGGTTCGTGGGTTGAGCGTATGGCTGCACTGGACACCCGTGTGACCAAGTCCCTCGACTACTACCGGCCCCGTCGTCGTGAGTATCGGCGCGAGCAGGCTCGCATCATTGGTCAGAGCATCAGCAAGGCCATCGAGTGTGCGTTGGAGCGCGACGACTCCAACATGAGCTACTACATCACGCGCATCGCTTCGGGCTTTGCCAACACCCAGAGCGAGTACCAGCCCACGCTGGACGAGATCATTGCCCGCATCAACGCAGCGGCGGGTGTCGAGATTAGCCGTGCCGACGGCTGCGGTCACTACCACACGGGCACTTCCGTGGAAATGCAAGGCGTGTATGGCGTGAGCCTGCACTGCCCGCACTGCGCAGCTAACGCTGTTAGCGCGTTGACTGGTAACGGTGAGACCATACTGGTGCCGCCGACGTACCGTCTGCACACATGGAGTGATGGCACACAACGTGTCATCCGTGAGCCCGGCGTTATCAACGGTCGCCACTCAGGCAAGTCCATCGTGGGCTTCGTGCCGAGCCTCGTGGGGGCCAAGCGTGATCAGATGATCACACTGGGTATGGAGCTGGAGATGCAAGCCTTCGGCGGCACTGACCGGGAGATGACTGCCCGCCAGTTGCGCAACCGCATCACGCTGATCGACGAGGCAACACGTCGCAAGTACGTGCACTTCGAGGAAGACGGCAGCACTGGGCCCGGTGGGTTCGAGATGGTGACAGGCTTCACCGACTTGGGCACGCATGCAGCACTGCTCAAGCAGATGTTCGAGAACGCTGACGGCACCAGCCCGTGGAAGGGTAAGCTGCGCAGCCACGATGCCAAGGGTGGTTCGTGTGGTATCCACGTCCACATCCAGAAGCCCAAGCATCTGGTGCACGCATCCAAGATGCGCTACTTCATCAACCACTCCGGCTCGCAGAAGCTGGTGTCTGATGTGGCACGTCGCTACAACGACGGGTTCGCTCGCATTGACAATGCGCTGTGCCGTAGCACGCCGCAGAAGCTGGCGGTGCAGGCTGTCAAGGACGTCAAGTACGGCACGACTACTAGGACGACGGCGAACCACGAGCGCATGGCGCTGTCCCGCATCAACGGGGGCAACCGCTACGAGGCGCTGAACTTCCAGAACCAGCACACGGTGGAGTTCCGCATCTTCCGTGGCACTGTGGTGTACCAGTCCATGATGGCGTGCCTTGAGTTCACTCAGGCAGTGTGGCGCTTCACACGGGACACGGCAGCAACGTCGCTGACTGTGGACAACTTCGTTGCGTGGATCAACCGCAACGATAACCGCAAGGACACCCGCAACTTGCGTCTGTACCTGTCTCGCAAGGGATGGGCCGATGTGGCTGTGCCCAAGGCGCAACCCAAGCTGGCTGTGGCCGCTGTGCCAGAGCAGGCTGAAACAGTTTAATAACCAACAAAGGAGAGACCTTATGTGTTTGCTTATCGTCCAGTCGAAAGACACCGAGTTCACCAACGAACACCTCGCTGACTTCTACACCCGCAACCGTGATGGTATCGGTGTGATGTGGGCAGAGGGTGGCTACCTGCACCAAGAGAAGATCATCCCGCGCGATGTGAACGATGCTGTGGACTTCTACAACACGTACGCTCGTGGTCGGGATGCTTGCGTGCACTACCGCATGCGCACCCACGGTGACATCGACTACGACAACTGCCACCCCTACGAGGTGTTTGGCTTCACCGAGGAAGCTGAGATGCCCATGCTGCTCATGCACAACGGCGTGCTGCACACGGGTAACTACGCCGACACCAGCAAGTCCGACACGTATCACTACATCAAGGACTACCTGCGCGTGTTGCTCGCTGCTGACCCCTCGCTTGCGTTCACACCTGAGTTCAACGAGATCATCGGCAAGCACATCGGCAACAACCGGTTCGCCATCATGAACCATGCCGGGCAGATCGCTGTGATCAACAAGCACCAAGGCGTGACGTTCCAAGGCGCGTGGCTGTCCAACGAGTACGCATGGTCGGCTCAGAAGTACCTGCCCCGCAAGGCAACGTACTACACCCCCAGCATGACGAGCAAGTGGGGCAACTGGAACCCGACGACGCAGAAGTTCGAGGAGCCCGCAGCAAAAAAGTCGGGGAGCCCGGCCAAGGTGGCGAAGGTCGGGAAGAAGCGCAAGCAGTACGCCAGCATGGATGGAGCGAGTACGAGCAATGGTGGCAAGAAGCCTACGGGTTTGACCAAGACTGAGAAGAACTCCGTCAATGGCGTGAGCGTGGACTGCGACTATCTGGACGACGTGCTGGAGATTCGCTCCATGCTGGATGCGTTCTACATCGAGAACGGCACGACCAACAAGCAGATCGAGTGCATGATCGAAGAGATGGGCGTGACCAAGGCGTACTTGGCAGTGGAACTACTAGGTGACGGGCTCATCAGCGAGAAGATGTGGGACATCGTGAGCACCAACCGCACAGAGATGAAGTGGTTCCGTGACCAGCCCATGTCCAACTGGTATCCCGACCGCAAGGTCGAAAGCATCCACTAACCAGAGGGTGCATAACGATGCGAGCGAGACAGTGGGTGCATCTGCTTATTGCTCGTGGGCGCTCGGCCCCTCTGGTGGTGTGTACTTCTGCCGACGTCCCCTCCTTTACCCTGCGCCGGGCAGGGAATGCACAACCCGGCACCCCTAACATTTTTGGAGATTGACATGAAGATCGTATATCTGCTCTGGTACAGCGACGGGAAAGACAAATGGGTCGAAGCTGTCCACGCCAAGGAAGACGAAGCGTTCGCCCACATGCGGATGCTCAAGTCGTCCAGCGACAACGCAATCAAGTACCACTACTGGATTCAAGAGAAGGGGGTCATATGAACGAACCGAAGGTGCCACGCGGCTACACAGCCGAAGAACTGGAGCGGGACAACCCGCACAACCAGTGGATGTATGAAGGCCGGGGCCGTGACCCCGTGCCTGAGAGCGCCGACGAGTGCGAGTTCGGCGACATGGAATATCAATGGCGATTGTGGGATGCAGGACTATGAAGAAAGAAACAAGTGCGTTGGCTAACGAGTTAGCCGTCATGAAGAAGAAGGCGACGCGGGTCAACAGGTTCGCCAAGGACTTGGCTGTGCTGCCCGTGGAGTCCAACCTCGCACCGAAAGAGATGCGCCGAGCGGGTGGCTACGTGCCGCGAGCGCGCAAGAAGAACGAGGCGCTGCCGATGGAGCACAACACGCTGTGGAACCCGGACACGTACCGCACCGGTATGGGGGACACGCCGCAAGCAGTGCGACCCGGCGCTATGGACTTCATGAAGTGTAAGAGCAAGGGGATCGGATGATTCACCGGCTGATCCTCTACGTGCTGCTGATTGTGGTCGTGGCTAACTCTGGCTTCATCGCCGGGTACGCGAGCAAGAAGCAGGAGACCGAGAAAGAAGCTCGCTGCATTAACAGTGCATGCGAAGGTAAGTGCAAGACGAAGTTTGTTCGACACCAAGGATGTGAAAAATGAATGCAATGACTAACGCAATGACTGAAGCCGGTATGAAGCTGCCCACCGTGAAGTTCCGTATCTGGCACTGGCTCAAGGATCACCCTGAGAAGACCGCCGAGGACATCAAGAAGGCGCTGGGTCTGAACTACCTGCCCTACGAGGTGCTGCATGAGATGACTAAGGCTGACACCCTCAAGGTGTATGGCGACGTGAGCCGCAAGACGTCCATCCACGGACTGCACCCCAAGATCAAGCGTTACAGCGTGACCAACGCGCAGGAGTACGAGCCCCCACTGCGCAAGAAGCGCACGACCAAGAAGGTCAAGACTATCGCGACGCAACGCGTGTTCGACTCAGCCATGCGTGTCATCGAAGCCAAGGCCGCACCGCGCATCGAGGTGGCACCAGCGCCAGCACCGGGTCTCACTGAGGCGGAGAAGTTCGCAGCGTTCCTTGAGTACAAGGCCCTGATGAAGGAGATGAAGAAATGATCAAGGAAGAAATCGAAACCCTGCGCGACTTGGAGCAGGACATCATCGCAGCCATCAGCGCAGACCTTGAGACGGGTTCGCACAACTCGAACAATGTAGCGCACGCGACGTTCGCCGCACGTTACCCCAGCCTGATGGGCGCGGTTGCTGCACTTGGCGCGTGGATCGACAAACAGGAGGACTTGGCATGAAGGCACTCACCGAGATATGGCGTAACGCGTTCACACCCCCCACAGCCAAGGAGCTGGCATGCCGGGAACTAGCCGACGCGCAGCGCATGCTGCTGCACTACCAGTCACATCAGGAGTTCTGCACCGCGATGGTTCAGTATGAGAGCGACCGCATCGCACGCTTGCAGCACTACCTGTCCAGCAACTAACTACTAGGAGGCGCGATGAAGACATCCGAACTGATAGGCCCCGCCCTTGACTGGGCGGTGGCGAAGTGTGAAGGGGTGCAGATTGGGCAACCGGCTGACCGCACATTTGAGTCTGAGTTCGCACTGATGCACGGGGAAGGCGACATGAACTACTCAACCGACTGGGCCCAAGGTGGCCCGATCATTGAGCGTGAGGTAATCGCCACGTACTTGCGGCAGACGAACACACGCGGAGACCAAGTGTGGAACGCACAAGCTGGCGGCTGGGCGTTTAGTAGCGGACTAACTCTTACCGGCCCCACACCACTGATCGCAGCCATGCGCTGCTATGTGGCGTCCAAGTTGGGCGATGAGATTGACGTGCCGAAGGAGTTGCTATGACAGACCTCGAAATAAACAAAGCCCTCGCGCTTGCGATTGGGTGGAAAGAGTTGGACATTTATGACGATACGGTTGCCGTGTGGTACGGGGCTGGCATCTATGCTAACTGGCGCATCTTCGACTACCGCGACTGGGACGTGATCGGGCCGATTGCTGCTCGGTATGACTGCTTTCCATACCAGTCTCAGGACGGGAAATGGGTAACCGATCAGTTTTGTCTTAAATACTTTGACACCCCGCAGAAGGCCATTGCTATGGCGGTGATTCAGGGAGCGAAGCGATGAACACACTACTTGAATGGATGAGCGATCCTTCTCGCGTCTTCAACACAGTCTCTGTGTTTTTGGCGGGCGTTGTTGTGGGGATGCTGCTGGTGGAGTTGACATGAACGAACAGATCATTGCATGGGCGCGTGAAGCCGGTATCAACAACTCGCGCAACGGTGTGTTTTTCCAGTGCAACTTGAATGACCTTGAACGCTTCGCAGCACTGGTAGCCGAGGCCGCTGCTCTTAAAGAGCGAGAGGCTTGTGCGAAGGTGTGTGAGACGTACGACGGATCGTGGTACGCGTACAGGAAAGGCGCTCAAGAGTGCGCAGCAGCCATACGCAACAGGGGGACAGCATGACATTTGAAGAATGGTGGAGCGATGCCATCTGGGGCAACGAAGACTTTAAGCGGTGCTGCGAAATAGCGTGGAACGCTGCTGTGGAATCAGAGCGAGAGGCAATAGCTAAGTGGTTTGAAGACTACGCAGATGCGCCGTACTTGGCAGCGCAGGTACGCAACAGGGGGACAGCATGACACCAACAAACGAACTGCGCTTTGTGGAGCGCGAAGTATTCGGTGACGACAAGTGGGAGCGCAAAACAATCCGCGTCTTGCAGCAGAAGTGGACAAACAATGCGCCACGATGGGATGTTGAAAAACAGATGATTGTGCCCGACGAACAATGGCGCGATGTGCCGCTTGAGAAGGAGGAAACATGAGCAAGATTCTTGAACTGGCTGATGCGTATGCCTGCACATACAAACCATTCGGAGAACCCAATGAATGCCGCGCAGACCTAGCTGCTGCTGTGGCTGCGATGGAGAAAGAGCTTGACGTGCTATCGAAACACGCTGGGTTGCTGGAGAAAGAGAACGAGGCGCTGACAGGGGAAAGGGACTTTGCCACACAAAACTGCGACCTGTATTTCAATGATGCGTTGACACTCCGCGCAGAGAACGAGCGGCTGAAGGACACGCTGCAATTCGTGGAGCGTTGGGCCGTACATCACGGAACAAAACCACACATGACGGCAGAGCAGGCACTTAGCTGCATTCAGCACCACCCTGCAATAACCGCCATCACCAAGAGCTATGCTGACGGCAAGGTGCCTGATACCCACAATCCCTACGCAGAGGTAGAGCGGCTGACAGCACAGCTAGACAACGCGCAAAAGTGGATAGCCGCCACGGGAACTGGTGTCGAACGTGACCGACTCATGGCAGAGAACGAGCGGCTGCGGGATCTTGCGAGGGAAGCGGCTAACGCGATGGAAGATTTGCGTGTTGGTGGAACCGCTCCTGAAATCATCAAGGACATTCGCGCAGTTCTTGCGCAATCAGCACTGAATAGACGCTGCCCATTGTGCAACTACCAGCATGGACACGCTATAGGGTGCAAAAACAATCCGGTCGACATTGCATTAAGCGAAGACGCTGCCAGAGCAGCACTGGGGGAAGGTAAATGAAATCCACACAACTACTCTTGATTGTCGGGGCTGTGTATGCGGCTCCACACATTCACCCGAATGTATCGGTTGCGTTCGGACTCTTGTTGATGGTACTGGCGATTGTTATAGAGGTGCTGACATGATTGAAGCACACGCCGCAATTTGGGGAGAGAAGACATGAACATCATGGAACTGGCTGATACATACGCAGCGCTCTACAAAATTGAGACAGGGCATCAGACAATACGTGCCGCACTCGCTGCTGCTATTGATGCGCTGGAGAAAGAGCATGTCCAGCGACTGCTACGCATTGAGAAGGAAGTCGATGCGCTTGTCGCAGAGAACGAGCGGCTGCGGGGGGCGTTGGCGAAAGACATCGAAGAGTGGGGAAGCTATGCGTCTGAGTATCTACACAAAAAGCACGACCTACAAGCCGCCATCGACACTACCCGTACAAAACGGGAGCCAAAGACATGAATTGCTCAAAGAAAACCTGCAACTGCAAAGAGGAACCGAAGTCACGGTGCATCTGGTGGGACGAACCTGAACAAGAGACAGCACTGATGGACGCATGGATTGCTGGCTACTACCACGCCGGTTACACGCATGACCGCGCTTACGCCGAAAAGCTGGCTAGGGAATACGTTGACGCTGCCCGTGCAGCACTGGAGAAGCCATGACTGAACCTATCGCGTACTACGACTTCCAAGAGCGCGGGTTCTACTGGGCAAACAATGTTGTCCACGGCCCTGTGCCTGTGACCGTGAAGGTTGATCCCATGCCGCTATATGCAGCACCAGTGACCAAGGTGGAGCCGGTGGCGATGCGATTCCCGCACAGCAAAGACTTCGACATCGTGAAGTGCGGCAACTGCAACGCAGACATCAGGGTGGAGTCAAACCGTGACAAGGACGCTGTGCTTAGGATGACGCTTGAGGCGTTGGAGACGTTGTTGCGTTTATCAGAGCAGTATTCTGGAGAGTACCCGACACAAGTTGGAACTATTGCACGGGAAGCACTGTGGTCATGCACAGAAAACGGCGAAAAGTTAGCAGATGGCGCTGGACGTGCACAAGAATGGTACGGCTTGCACGTTGATGCCGGTGGCGAATACAACGTCTGGAAAGACAAGGAGCCAAGGAAATGAAACTCAAATACTTTTTCCCACCACTTGTGTTCATCCTGTCGTGGGCGTTCTGCACACTGATCTACTGGGCCGGTGGTAATAACTTTGAGCGCGGCGGCGCGTTGCAGGGATACTTGGTGTACTCCATGCTGGTGTCTATCGCTATGACTGTTCCTGTGGTTGGGATGGTGCTGACATGATACTAGACCGTGGGTGCTACGAGCGCGGATGCGCTTGCCTTGACGACCGGGTTGATAAAGACCACATTGACATCGACACCCCGCTTGATGTGCTGACCAAGCTGCGCAAGAACTACCAGCGCCACGGCAAGACCCTGCACGCACACATCATCCACAACGCTATGGAGCAGATTAAGAAACATGGCCGCAAACAAAAAACCACGGAAGAAGTACAGACCGAAGCCGATACGCCCGGACAACTTGACGTACGTGCTTACGGGTATACGACCGCCGACAGCGGATGTGAAGCTGCGTCTAGCGATTGCGCACCACGGAGCGATGGACAGGCTGGTGCACGGTAAGGCAGACATGGCCGACTGGAACGACATCTGCGAGATGCTGAACGTAACCGTTGCGCTTGCGGAGATGGGTGTGGGCAAGGAGTTCGTGCCCGAGATTCAGAAGGCGATGATCGCGCACGCCATGTGCGGACGCAGGTTCAAGAAGCACGACAAGTTCGGCTACAGCGGCACCGAGCTGCAAGACGTGAACGGCGCCATCGAAATCCATGAAGCACAGCTTGAGGTGGCAACCATCATCCAGATGGAGCAGGCGCTCGACGTAGTGAACGAGGCCAACCGCAAACAGAACTACTTCGTATCAGTTAATCAGGAGGGCAAGTATGGAGGCGAGCAAGAAGCCAGCGTTCCACCTGTGGGATCGGCCTGTGCTTGAAGAGCTGACCCACGACCTGTGGGACGACAACCAGAACCTGCGCACTGCCAACGAGCAGCTGCGGCTGGACAACAAGGATTTATCCAAGCAGCTACGGCAGCTGTTAACCAATAAGGACGACTGGAAATGAGTCTATTAGGCAATGTTTTTGGGAACAAAGACACGACGGGGGAAGAAGCAGAACGCTACGCACTGGATGCACAGATGCGGTACGAACAAGCCAAGAACCAAATGCAGCACAGCGGAGGGTATCAACAGATGAGCGCTATCAACACCGCGTGGACCGTGCCCGGTTCGGCTATGAAGCAGTACGGCCTCGACCCTAACGTCCTTGGGATTTTCAGGGTAGTCAAGGCTACCAACGGATACATCGTCACTTTCGCCAGAACAGAGGGAGAGCGCTTTGAGCAGATTATCTGTGCGGATATGGCTGCGGTAGGCGAAGCCGTGATAGGCGCTGTTGTTGCCAACAGGCTGGAGAAGTAATGCAAACGATTACGTATGACATAGAAACATTCTGGTCCACCGACTTCAGCCTGTCGAAGATCAGCTTCATGGAGTACATCATGTCCCCCGAGGCAGAGGTGATCTCCGTGGCGGTGAAGATCAACGACGAAGATACTGTTGTGAAAGTGGGGCACGAAGTTGAGCCATACCTGAAGTCACTGGACTGGGCCAACTCCGCAGCTATCGCGCACAACGGCAATGAGTTCGACCACCCGCTGCTGGTGTGGAAGTACGACGTGCACCCCAAGATGTTCATTGACACCCTGTGCATGGCGCGCCCGTTCCACCAATCCAGTGTGGGCGGCAGTTTGGCGAAGCTGTCCAAGGAGTACGGGCTTCAGGACAAGAACAACGCCGTGCTGCTGAGCACCAAGGGCAAGCGACTCATGGACTTCACTGCCCACGAGATTGCAGAGATGCGCATCTACAACAAGGGCGACACGGACAACACGTATGAGCTGTTCAGGCGCTTTCGCGCCAAGTACGTGGAGCATGTGGGCGATGACGTGCGCGACCTGTCCAAGGCCCTGCGCTCGTGGAAGAAAGAGCTGGCGATCAGCGACATGACTGCGCGGATGATCGTGTACCCGCAGCTGTACTGCGACATGGACCTCCTTGAGAACACGCTGGTAGAGGCAGAGGACCTCAAGCGCAAGCAGCTGGAAGGCATCCGTGACAAACTCGGACTGCTTGACGTCGAAGAGGCACGGTCCCAGCTGGCGTCCTCCAAGATGTTCGG